GCCACCTGCCGTCTAGGATTATTACAGTTTACTGCAACGAATTTGTATGCCGTAATGGATTTGGAGTAAAACGTAATGACCGAATACCGGCATATTCTGTGCCATGAATACCGGCATATTCTGTGCCATGAATACCGGCATATTCTGTGCCAATGAATACCGGCATATTCTGTGCCAATGAATACCGGCATATTCTGTGCCATGAATACCGGCATATTCTGTGCCAATGAATACCGGCATATTCTGTGCCAATGAATACCGGCATATTCTGTGCCATGAATACCGGCATATTCTGTGCCATGAATACCGGCATATTCTGTGCCAATGAATACCGGCATATTCCGTGCCAATGAATACCGGCATATTCCGTGCCCACGCTATTGTATGCCGCATACGATTGTGTGCTGCATACTATGGTGTTCTGCATACCGGAGTGTGCTGCATACTATGGTGTTCTGCATACGATTGTGTGCCGCATACTATTGTATGCCGCATACCATTGTATTCATACGCATACCATTGTGTTCTGCATACCATAGTGTGCTGCATACCGGAGTGTGCTGCATACCGGAGTGTGCTGCATACCGGAGTGTGCTGCATACCATTGTATTCATACGCATACCATTGTGTGCTTCGCACATACAATGGCGTGCTCCGCACATACAATGGCGTGCGTACGTGCATACAATGGCGTGGGTCCTTCGTACGATCGTATTCGTGGAGGGTATTGCGCGAGCCCAGTGTCGATCTATTGACAGAAAAAAAATCGTATTTCGGTTTCGGAACGTCGTTAAGCGATGACACGAGAACGTCGAACGGACAAAACTGTTGCTTCTCGTGGTGTCATCGTTCTAGCAAACCGCTCTGCATGGCGATCGTGCCACGCTCGTTGAAAGGCTTACCGATGCCAGAGGTCCTTGAACCACCAGTGCGGCCCTACGAGACGGTGCCCGACTTCTTCCCGCCGCCGGTGCCGTTCACGCTGCCCTACACGGGCGAGCGCATGAGATGGGCCATCGAGATCATCGGCTGGACGGTGAACCAGTTCGCGCACCGCATGGACATGAGTCAGGGATCGACGAGACAGATGCTGGCCGGTAAGCGCTTCATCCCTGACACGCTCGGCATCTGGCTGGAGACGCTGGCGCAAACGCACCTGACGTTTCCTAAGCCTCTCGGATGGTGGGAAAAGCATCGTCAGCCTGTCGACGTGGACGACACGGAGGACGCCGCCGTCTAATAACGACTTGACACTGAGCGGGGTTTGTAGCGTTAAATCAACATGATGCGGTTTGTGACGCGCTGGTTCCCGTCCTGTTCCCGTAAGTCCTTGTAATTCGGTGTCCAATGATCGTCGGCATATCTGTCAAGGCAGACGTGCGGGCCTGCGTCGCTTCACTGAATGACATCGCACGGAAACAACTGCCTTATGCAGTTTCGGCGGCGCTGAACGATGTGGCCCGCCAGGTGCAGACCGCCGAGCGGGCTAACCTGCAGAAGGTCTTGGCGCACCCGAGGCCGTTCACAGTGCGGTCGGTCTTCTACCGCAAGGCCACGAAAGCCGTGTGGGTAGCGACCGTTTATATCAAGGACATCACGGCCAAGTACCTGATGCCGTTTGAGTATGGCGGCGTTCACGTGCTGCCGGGGCCGGCGCTGCTCGACCCGAAGAACATCACGCTCGACCCCTACGGCCAGTTGCGGAACAAGACGGCGGCGCGGTTGAAGAACAACCCGAGGGTCTTTATCGGCACGGTCATGGTCCGGGGCCAGCCGATCAGCGGCTTCTGGTTGCGGCCGACGAATGCCCAACGTCGTGCCGCCCGCGCTGCCAAGCAGCCGCCGCCGCCGCTCAAGCTACTGATTCGCTTTGGGATTGCGCTTCCGGTCAAGACGCACCTGAACTTCCATGTGGTGGCGGTGCAGGTGGTCAAGGCCACGTTCGTTGCCGCGTTCAACAAGGTGATCTCGACCGCGGTTAAGAAAGCCCGCAAGTGACTGAAAGGAACGTCGATGTCAGAAACCGAGAAGCCCACGCCGACCCCTGAGCCGCCGCACCACGATCCTGCACGGCCGCACCCGGGCGGTGCCGCGCCCGATGATGCCGAGAAGCAGACCGAGCCGGTGGCTGTCCGTCAGTCGCCAGTCGGTGGCGTGCTGGTGCAGTCCGATCCGCCTGCCCAGGAGGGACTGAGCACGCCTGAGACCAGAGCGCAGCACCCGGTAGAGACGGCTGCGGCTGCGGCTGCGGCGCGGTCGGCGGCGGGAGACGTTCACATACCACCGGCGCCTGATGAGGCGGCTGACCCACAGCCCGAACACGAGCCGCCGCACGCGGCGTAGGCAAGTTTGAAAGCCCGGCAGCATGTCGGATCGCCCTGGAGACCGCCCTGGGCACCCTGTCGGCACGATTGCCGCCCTGTTCGACCTGACCGAAAGGCGCGTCCAGCAGCTCGCGGCCGAGGGCGTAATCCCGCGCAACTCCCACGGCCGCTACGAAATCGGGCTCGCGGTCCGCGGTTACGTCAAATACTTGCGGGAAAGGGCCATCAAAGGCGATCCGGCCGGCGCGGACGATGTCGGCCACTCCCGGGCCAAGCTGCTGACGGCCCGGGCCAGAATGGCGACCCTCGAAGCGGATCAGTTCGAGGGGCAGCTTCTGAAGCGGACCGATGTCGAAAAGGCTTGGTCGGCGATCATCTCCAACATCCGGACGCGGCTGCTCTCGATCCCGCAGTCGACCGCGCCGGCCATCGTCTATCTCGCGTCGGCCGGGCAGGTGGCCGCGCTACTCACTACAGCGGTAACGGAAGCCCTTGACGACATTGCCTCAATCCCCGTCTACGTCGATGGCAATCCGGGTGCCAGTGGTGAACCTGGCTCTGGCGGTCAGGGCAGCGCTTCAGGCAGCGAAACCCCCGCCGAAGCTGACGGTTTCCCAGTGGGCGGACCAGCGCCGGATGCTCTCGTCGGTGTCGAGCGCGGAGCCGGGGCGGTGGAACACGAGCCGCCAGCCGTATCAGCGGGAGATGATGGACACGATGGGCGACCCAGCGATTCCGCTGGTGGTGATCATGTCGTCGTCGCAGATCGGCAAAACTGAGACGACCATCAATCTCTGCGGCTATCACATGGACCACGACCCGGCGCCGATCCTGGTCATCCAGCCGACCCTGGAGATGGCGAAGGCGTGGTCGAAGGATCGCCTCGCGCCGATGCTGCGCGACAGCCCCGCACTGCGCGGCCTGGTGAATGACAGCCGCACGCGCGACAGCGGCAATACCCTGTACCACAAGACTTTCGAGGGCGGCGCGATCACCATGGCCGGGGCGAACAGCCCGGCCTCGCTCGCCTCCCGACCGATCCGCATCCTGATCTGCGATGAGGTCGACCGCTACCCGGCCTCCGCAGGTGACGAAGGCGATCCGCTGGCGCTGGCGCAGAAGCGGACCACGACCTTCTGGAACCGCAAGGCGGTGCTGACCTCCACGCCGACGATCAAGGGACTGTCCCGCATCGAGCGGGCCTGGGAGACGACAGACCAGCGCTTCTACGAGGTGCCCTGTCCGGAATGCGGCGAGATGCAGAAGCTGGAGTGGGGCGGCAAGAAGACGCCGCACGGTATCAAATGGACCCAGGACGAGCAGGGTCGGCACCTTCCGGAGACCGCCGTCTACATCTGCGTCAACGGCTGCGTCATCGAGGAGAGGATGAAAGGCGAGATGGTGCGCGCCGGACGGTGGCGCGCAACCAAGCCGTTCTCCGGGATCGCCGGCTTCCACATCTGGGCCGGCTACTCGCTGCACACCAACTCGGCGTGGCCGATCCTGGTCCGCGAATGGCTGAACGCGAAGGATGATCCGTTCACCCGCCAGGCGTTCATCAACCTGGTGCTCGGCCAGGTCTACGAAGACAGGGGCGAGCGCGATCTGTCAGAGCTGGGCCTGCTGCGGCGCTGCGAGGTCTGGGCCGGTGAGGTGCCCGCTCAGGTCGCGGCACTGACCGTCGGCATCGACGTGCAGGACGACCGCCTGGAACTGGAGGTGGTCGGCTGGGGCCGCAACGAGGAAAGCTGGTCGATTGCCTATGAGGTGCTCACCGGCGAGCCGGAAGGTCCCGAACTCTGGGCGCAGGTCGACGCGTACCTGAAGCGCCGGTTCCGTCGCGCCGATGGCCGCGAGTTCGAGATCATGGCCGTCTGCATTGACTCAGGAGGTCATCATACCCAGCGGGTTTACGAGTTTGCCAAGGCGCGGCTCGGGCGCCGGATCTGGGCGATCAAGGGCGAAGCTGCGCAGGGCGGCAGGCGCTCGCCTGTGTGGCCGGTCAAGCGGCCCATGTCGAAGACCAAGCAGACGTTCAGGCCGGTAATCCTGGGCGTCAACGCGGCCAAAGACACGATACGGGCACGGCTGCACGTGCAGGAGCCGGGGCCGGGTTACTGCCACTTCCCGGCGGATCGCGACGTCAACTATTTCGCGCAGCTCGTCGCGGAGCGGTCGATCGTGAAGGAGACCGCCGGCCATCGCTACCGGGTGTGGGAACTGCCGCCAGGGCGGGCGAATGAAGCCCTCGATGTCAGGGTTTACGCCTACGCCGCGCTGTGTGGGCTGCTGCATATGGGTTTCAAGCTGAACAGGCGGGCGGACGAGGTGATGGCGGCCACGGCACCAGTGCTGCGGCAGGAGCCGCCGCCGAGTGCTGCCCCGCCAGGGGCGCCGGTCGGGCCCGTGGTGGCGGCGAGTGGGCCGGTTCAACGCTCGCGGCTGGGCCGGATGATCGGCCGATAAGCCCAAGGAAAGGATCAGCATGCCTTACGGGTATGGGTATTTCGATCAGAACCGCACGATCCTGGCTGGCGTCCCTCGCGCGACGCTGGTGATCTGGCAGGGCCAGCTCCAGCAGGCGATGATCAACCTCGCATTGGGTGCCAACCCGTTGTCGCTGTCCTATTCGCAGGGCGACGGCGGCGCGAAGTCGATCACCCACAACATCGTCAGTCCGGTCCAGGCGAAGGGCATGCTTGAGCTGGTCAACCGCTGCCTCGGCCTGCCGCCGGCGCGGCGCCCGATGACGCCGTTCTATACCTGATGTCGGCCACCCAATCCCCGGTCCGGATCCTCGGCTCTGACGGGCGGCCCCTGGCGCCATCCCGGCGCCGTCCCATGGCGCTGCAAGGTGGCCGCAACACGCCCTACGACGCGGCGGATAACTACGGGCCGCACATGGCGGCGTGGCAACCGTACCTCTGGTCGCCCGATGGCGAGCTTAATATGTTCCGCGACCGGATCGTGGCCCGGGTGCGGGACGTGGTTCGGAACGACGGCTGGGCCTCCGGCGCGGTTACACGCATCCTGGACAACGCGATCGGCGCCAACCTGCGCCCGGTCAGCAAGCCGAACTGGGCGTGGCTGGCAATGGTGTCGGGCAATCCGAGCTTCGACCATGAGTGGTCGCGCGAGTTCGGCCAGGCGGTCGACGGCCATTGGGATGTGTGGGCCAATGACCAGGCCAGGTGGTGCGATGCCACCCGCAACCAGACCTTCAGCCAGATGGCGCACACCGCGTTCCGCCATTCGCTGATCGACGGCGATGCCCTGGCCGTCCTGAAGTGGCGCCGCGAAAGTCAGGTCCGGCTCGGCAAGGCCCGCTATCACACGGCCTTGCAACTGATTGATCCTGATCGGCTTTCCAACCCGCAACTGCGCTTCGACCAGCAAGCCCTCCGGGGCGGCGTCGAGGTGGACGAGGACGGCGCCGCCATCGCGTATCATATCCGCAAGGCGCATCAGGGCGATTGGTTCTCGGCCGCGAAGAGTGTGTCGTGGGAAAGAGTCCCACGCGAGACCGACTGGGGCCGGCCGATCGTGGTCCATTACTACGAGAACCAGCGGGCCGGTCAGCATCGTGGCGGGGCAGGGATCTTCACCCCGGTCCTGCAGCGCCTGAAGATGCTGGTGAAATACGACAGCGTCGAGCTGGATGCCGCGATCATCAACGCGATCTTCGCTGCCTATGTCGAATCGCCGTTGGACCCGCAGTTGGTCAAGGAGGCCATGGGCGGGGACGAGGGCTTCGATGGCGTGAACCTCAACGGCTACCAGAACGACCGGGCGCTCTGGCACCGCGAGAACGGGATCATGCTGGGCGGTGCGCGGTTGAGCCAGATGTATCCAGGCGAGTCCATCAAGACAGTGACGGCCGCGCGCCCGTCGACCAACTTCAGTCCGTTCGAGGATGCGTTGCTGCGCAACGTCGCCTCTGGCCTCGGCCTGTCAGCGCAGCAGGTGAGCAACAACTGGTCGGACGTGAATTACTCCTCCGCCCGGTCCGCCGCGCTCGAAGCCGGCAAGACGATGGACCGCCGCTCCCATGACTTCTTTGAGGGCTTCGCCGTGCCGGTTCGGGCCGCGATGGTCGAGGAAATGACCCTCATGGACGACTTGCCGCTGCCGGTTGGCGTCGACCTGGGGGACGAGCTGGGCCACGCCATGTTCACCGCGTGGCGCAGGGCGTTTCTCCGCTGCACGTGGGTTGGGCCGCCGAAGGGCTGGGTCAATCCGGTCGATGAGCGGGCCGGGGCGATCCTCGGCATGGATGCCGGCCTGTCCACGCTGGAACAGGAGTGTCTTGCGCAAGGCACTGACTTTGAAGAGGTTTTGGCGCAGCGTGCTTACGAGATCAAGAAGTTCGATGAACTCGGCATCCCGCGGCCGGAATGGGCGGGGCTCTATTCGGCGGTGACGGCGCCGAAGAAGTCCGACGAG